TCCCAGACCACTGACAATATCACCGAACCGCTTGAAAACTTCCTCGTTATCAACTTTGGATTTCTCAACTACGGGTTCTCTCCACCACAGAGCATCGTCTACGCGTTTCTTCCAATCAACAATTTCCTCATGGGTCATGTCTTTGGTCGCGGCGATCAACTTCTGAATGGGTCTGTACGCCTTTGAAACCACAACCTTTGTGAGGGCGCGCTCAGTAAGGTCTGCTTTACCAATTGCAGATGAAATCTCTCCACGTCCGCCGTTCTGCGCAGAGACTTTCTCTCCAATTAATCCCGGTCTGGTTGTATTTCCTGACTGAGGCCATTCAACCGATCCACGATCCAACTTTTCGGGAATGGATACGGTGATAAGTCCATCCACCGTCCCCTGCGCTCGAAGTTCATCCGGCGAGTAAATCTGGTTGCGGGTAAATATTTCGTCTGCCTGTGCGTTCGCGAGTCTCGCGCGCCCGCGCGCTACGTTCTGGTCATCATCGAAGTCAATCCATGCGAATCCTAAAGTATCTGGTAAGATTCGGTTGTAGAATGACTTGAATTTCTTTTTGAGTACCGCCTGGATAGTCCTTTTAGACTTCCGTTCATCACGAATAGTTCCTGACAGAGTCTCTCCCCCGTTGGAACCTCCACCCATCCCAATATCCGACAGACTCATTCCGTATCCAGAACAAATAAGACCTGCATAACGAGAGGTGATTTCTGAGAACATCATCTCGTTCGGTTTCATCTGGAATGGAATCCACTCGACCTTTGTCGTATGTTCGTACAGAACCGGTATCTTCATCGGGTCTGTGCCAACAAATAGGTCTTGCGCTTCCTTCATCCATTCTTGTGCGGTCTCTTTTGTGGTGTCCCCAAGGTCTAAAATACCAATTTGAGGGGTATCCAAGAGCAGTTTGGAATAATACAAGTCCCCGCGCTTCATTAATTCAAAAACGAGGTAAATAAGTTCAGGGGGAGCCATCCCCCATCCCTCTAATCTAATATCCGATTGAGGATTAAGATATTGTCTTGAAATAGCGTGTTTTGGAAAAGCAACTGGATCAATATTGTAATTGGGGACGCGTTGGATAACCGGAAAGTCCGCGTTGAGCGAGGGCATAAGAGTTCCCCCGTCCAAACAGCGAATCCACTGCACTCGTCCATTCGGTTCATCTCCCTCGCGACCTATCTCTGCGGACATTCCTACGGGAAGGTCGAGTATGTCCTTTCCAAGCCACTCAAGCCTACCAGTGAAATCCAACGAGTCGTAGAGACCCTCATTTTCCAGGATTTTTGTGTACCACCGAATCTCCGATTTCAGTTCATCGGTTTGGTTAGAGTCTCGCGCCACGATTTTCCAATCAAGCGCGGTGAGATGGGAAATAGCAGTCTGACGACATAAAGCGGCTATGGGTACGGAATGAACAAAACTCCTCCAGACATCCGCGCCCAACCAACCAGTAGGGTTTAACAACTGTGGCAAAATTCTATAGAAAAACGAACCACCCGGAGAACTTCTTTGCCCCGGAAGGGTGGTTTGCTGAAGTGAATTGATATTCTTTTTCTTCACCATTCTTAATATTATAACGGTTTTTTCTGTCAAGGGGCAAGTGCGAACTTCCACGTTAATAAATGTGGAAGTGACCCTTGCAGTGGTGTGCAACTCTGCGTTTGCAAGCCAACGACTTGCGGGTTCATTCCCGACACCAATCCAGGATAACGTCTCTATCGTCGCGCAGAATATCTAATGGCACAGGTAGGGATTTACACCCAATGTCCGCCGTGTAAGCCGACCATCCCACCGACGATTTCCACGTCTAGGGGTACGACTATTACGCTCTGTGCATTCCGTTTTCTGACCTGACGGTACAGGTTGGGTGGTAGTCTCTCGACACCATGCCCGGAGCGACTTTGTGCGATGTTGTCCACGGATGCTAGACGATGCGCGTCCGCCGTGTTAGCTAGACAATTATCTCCGGGACTTCTGCGGTGGGGGCATCCGTCGCAGAAAGCCTTTTATCCATTGACTTGTCCGACCCCCGCACACACGTCTTAATGACGAAGCCGCAAAGTCATTATATCATATTGTTGGGATTACCGAAACGAGTAGGTGCATTTAATGCACATGCTCCCTTCCACATTTCAAGATGCGGAGGTTTTCCCCCAAGACCCAATCTTCATTCCTTCCTCTTTTGGTTTCTCTTGAGTTGTCTGCCCAAGATGGGCAAACTTAATGGAACTCCATCGTCTAACGGGAGCTATTGAGTGTCTTCCCCCAGAAACCGCCGTTATACGGTCGTCATGTGCACCCTCAGGAAATGAATCGAGTTGCCCAAAGAACTTCTGATTCCAGAGTCCACTCACAATCCACCACTGTCCCAGCGCGGCTTCTGCAAACCAGGTATTCGCCGCCTCAACTCTATCCCCATCTTTTTTGGGTTCATGCCCCTTGACCTGTATCCCAAATGGACGCAATACAGACGTTAGTTCTGCAACCTGATTTTTACCCCCTGAACCAGGTTCCTGCTCAACATAGACTATTACCTGAGGCCCGTCTTGGATGGCTACGTTCCGAATATTCTCTTTGATTCGATCCCACAACCAAAATCCGCCAATTTGGTTCTCCAAACAGAAATTATCTTTCTTTTCATTGCAGGAGATAAGAGAACCCACTGTTTCATCCGGGTCAGTCCCAACTTTCTTCTCCGAAGCCGCCAAGTCCCAAAATCTGATCCTTTTACTCCAATCAGGTGCTTTTGGCATAATATGTGAGACTCCTGTGGTTGGATTGTGGGTAAACCAGATTCTATCTCCCAACGCGCCTTCTTCGTTCGCGGCGATACCATCTACTTCTCGTTGTCTCAAATATCCAGAGGGGTAACTGGAAATCAAGGTTGCATAAAATATTGGGTCAAGATTCTTTTTATTATCATGGACGGATACATGGAACGATTCAACCAGCGGTCTATCTTTCAATTCCGGCATATCGGCCAAAATATCATAAACTTCTTGGGGAATCTCTTTCCGGTCAAATAGCGAGGCAATCCACGAATCTCTTCCCGCGGGCGTAGTTGTTAGAAATCTTTGCGTTTCTGTACCAATACGAACACCAGCAATCGCGTTCTTCCAAGCTACCCCTGTTTTGTCTCTGCGCGCTTCGTCATACCACAACCAGTTCGCATTGTGTCCGCGTCCCGATTCGGGGTCGCGAAGTCCACGGCAGTTCATCACCGCCCCATTTTTGAATACAATAGCAAAAGGACGCGTAACATCCCACGAATCTGACCTGCGATACCTGTGACGGGGAATTACCATCTCCCAAGGTATCCACTGCTTCAATTCAGGCCATGTGGATAGTTTGAAGTTCTCCATGTCGGGATTGACTACAATGCCAGAACGCCCTTCTCTTATTTTGCGTAAAGATTTTTGCGCGCCAGCTCCGGTTTTGCCCGATCCTCGGCCTCCTTGCAAAGAAACGAAGACTCCGGGCGATGAGATAAAAAGTGCTTGATCTCCAGCAGGGTCATAATGCCTCCCGTCCGCGCGCACGAAGTACCCGTTCTCGTCAATGTTCCATTTTGCGTCATCATCCAAAACTCCGCCGATGGGGTCTACTTTAGGAATCTCAAGACCCCTGGCCTTCATCTCGGTCAGGATGGCGATTAACTCTCTCTTATCTTCACTCGTCGCGTTCGGTTTCAGGCGCAGATTCGTCAGTGGGGGCATCCTTCACAGTCCCTTCAATGATAACTTCATCGGTCATAAGTTTCTTCATCCTCTTTTCAAGTTCGTCATCAGAGGCGTTGGCTAGTTCGGTAAAGACAATCGCCCATCCCAACTGCTTTTCCTGTAATTCTGTTCCTTTCGCGATAGCTCGAATAGCGTCTGCGGAAGTGTCTATCCCATGCTCTTTGAGATAACCCATTCCCAAGTCAATCAATTCTGTCCCAATGTCGGCTTGTTTCTTGATTAACTCTGCGCGTTGCTGGATTATCTCTTTATCCATCGCATTGTCAGAGATACCGTCTAAGGTATCGGCGTGTTGATCCCAGTTATCCGTCACCTTCCACTTCTTGAGAGTCACAACAGAAGGAGACTTGGGCAGTTTCTCTTTCATCACCCGTTCAAGAGTAAGCCACTCTGGTTTATTCATCTTGTACCAGAGGTAGAAGGC